CGCAATACCGAAGAAGGATAGAAAATGAAGATTGCAACCGTCGACCTTGAGACATTCTGGAGCACCACGCACTCGCTCACCAAGATGTCTCCTATCGCATACTGCATGCACCCGGACACAGACATCATCAGCTGCGCGTTCAAGTTCGACAATGGCCCCACTGAGGTAGTGTTCGGCGAGGAAGAGGTGATCGCCTACGCCAAGAAGATCGACTGGTCACAGTATTGGGTGGTAGGCCACAACCTGTCTGGTTTTGATGCTATGATCTTGTCGTGGCGCATGGGCATCAAGCCAAAGATGTGGGGCTGCACACTGGCTATGTCACGGCCGATCCACGCCAAGGACGCTGGCGGTTCGCTAAAGGCACTCGTTGCCCACTATGGGCTGGGTGAGAAGGACCAGTCCGCGCTCATCGCCACCAAGGGTAAGCGGCTCAAGGACTTCACGGCCGAAGAGATCGCAGACATGCGCAAGTATAACGCCGCCGACGTCGACCAGTGCTACCAGCTACTGCGACGACTCATCCCGCAGACGCGCCGCGACGAGGTCAAGCTGATCGACATGACGATCCGCATGCTGGTGGAGCCACAGTTCGAAGCCGACGTCGACCTGCTTGCTAACACGTACACAGAAGAGACGGAGCGCAAGGAAGAGGTGCTGCGTGCGCTTGGGCGCATACTCGCCAACGACGTGCCAACTCGTGCTGCGCTTAGGATACAGGGTGACTTCAACCCGGACGACCCAGATGACGTCAAGAAAACCCTCATGTCTGCCGCCAAGTTCAAGACCCTACTGGAAACCCTTGGTGTGGATGTGCCGATGAAGGTGTCACCCACCACAGGTAAAGAGATACCTGCGCTGTCCAAGACGGACGAAGATTTCCTAGCCATGCAGGAGCATGAGAACCCACTGGTGGCTGCCGCTGCCGCTGCCCGCCTAGACGCCAAGAGCACGCTATTGCAGACGAGGATCAACGCGTTCCTCGAAGCCGCCGAGGCGCACCCCCAGAAGAAGGTGCCGATCCCGCTGAAATACTACGGTGCAGACACCACCGGTCGCTGGTCAGGCTGGGGTTATAACCCGCAGAACCTGCCTCGCATCAACCCATATGACCCTAAGCCGTCGGATGCCCTGCGTAAGTCGCTGCGTGCCCCGGAGGGCCACAAGGTTGTCGTCGCTGACTTGTCAGGCATCGAGCTACGCGTGAACCACTTCTTGTGGCAGGTGCCGTCCAGCATGGCCATGTACCAAGCCGACCCAGAGAAGGCTGACCTATACAAAGACTTCGCCAGTAAACTCTACGACGTGGAGTTCGATGAGGTAACCAAGCAGCAGCGCCAAGTGGGTAAGGTTGCGCACCTCGGTCTGGGCTTCGGAGCTGGGCACGTGACGTTCCAGAAAGTTGCCAAACTCATGGGTGGCGTGGACATCACGCTAGATGAAGCCAAAGACGTCGTGAACAAATGGCGAGAGGCCTACCAAGAGATCGCAGTCGGCTGGCGTACATGCCACGCTGCGCTGCCAGTAATTATGCAAGGTGCGACAAGCGAAGCCGTTGATCCATGGGGGATGGTGACCCCCTGCCCTGAGGGCCTCAAGACGCCCAAGGGTATGATCCGCTACCCCAACCTGCGCACCGAGCACAACGACGACGGCAAGATGGAGTTTGTCTACGGTGAAGGACGCCACAAGGCACGCATCTACGCAGGTAAGATTGACGAAAACATCGTGCAGCACCTTGCACGCTGTGTGATCGCCGACAACGCGATCGCCGTCCAAAAACTGACCGGATACAACCCAGCACTGACTGTCCACGACGAGTTGGTGTACGTTGTACCGGAGGAAAAGGCCGAGCAAATTCTCGATACTGTGCAACAAGTTATGCGCACACCGCCACAGTGGTGGCCGCAGCTTGTGACATGGTCAGAAGGCGACATTGCGGAGACTTATGGAGACGCAAAATGACACGCTCTTTTTTGGAACTTTACGTGCGTATCTATACATACTATGATACATACACGTAAACAGGTACAAGGAGATACAAACTTTGGGCGAAGAAGGTACGCTACCGGAGTGCACAAGCACTCTGCTTCGTAGCCCCGACAAGTTAAGGGACTGGCTGTCGATAGCGGATAAGCACATGCAGACCTACGCACAAAACCCCAGCACGTTTTTGCTGCCTAGAGCGCATGAGTTTTTGAAACCGCTGATCGAAGCCTACGCCTTAAATCTTGAGGGCTTTACTGAATACCTCGTCGGCATTCGGGACTGCTTTGACAGACACAGCGCCGCGTACAAGGATGCGCAAGTTATCTATAGGAGGGTTAACGGACGATACATACAACAGCAGCGCCGAGCACGCATGGACAGGGCGATTGCCAAGGCCGAGGAACTTTACGGCCGAATCGACTACCTTCCACGCATGCAGTGGATGTCTGATCTTGAACACCGGTGGGCACAGCGCCGACTGGATTTCCTCGAAGCCAACAGGCGACGATACAAACAAGATCGACTGCCCTCAGAAGATCGAGTGGAACTCTTGGCAGAGTTTTGGGAGCAGATCGACACGGAAATATATGAAGGAAAAATACCGCCGTGGAACTCACAAAACCATGGAGCTACTCAGCGCTGACAGCATTTGAAACCTGCCCGCGCCGCTTCGAACTAACGCGCGTCTCGAAGAAAGTATTCGAGTCGCAAACCGAGGCAACTATCTGGGGGAACAAGGTGCACAAGGCCCTTGAGCTTTACGCCAAGGGAAAACAGCCCCTCCCCCCAGATATGGAAAAGTACGGGCGCTACGTGAAGAAGATCATGTCTTACAAAGGTAAGCGCGTGGTCGAGGAACGCGTGGCGCTCAACAAGAACCTGCGTCCAACCAAGTGGATGGCCAAGGACGTATGGGTGCGCGGCATAATCGACATCGGAGTTGTCGGCTCTGAACGCGCTTACCTACTGGACTGGAAAACCGGCAAACGCAAGCCGGACTCCAATCAGCTGATGCTATTCGCGGCACTCGCATTCGCTATGTATCCTTGGATCGACAGCGTAGTGACTGGGTTCATCTGGCTGAAGGAAGACAAGTTTGACAAGCAACTGTTCACACGTGACCAGCTGCCTGAGATTTGGTCAGAATTTCTACCACGGTTAAGCCGTGTAGCCAGAGCCTACGAAGAAGATAAGTGGACACCAAAGCCTAGCGGATTGTGCCGCAACTGGTGTCCTGTCGGCAAGAAACATTGCGAATTTTGTGGGGAATAACAGCGCATGAAACGGGACAGCGAAGAAACCCTACAAGAGTTTATAGGTATGGATAACCGCCAGCTTTTGGAAGCTGCGATCCGCAGGGAGAACCTGACACCACTGGAGTTGGAACTCATACTGCGACTTGAATCCTTTATCGAAATCCACGGTGACTACATGACGGAGGTTTGATCGGTATGGGTATGACACCGGAGGGTAAGGTCAAGAAAGCCGTAAAAGATTACCTAAAAGGCATAGGCGCGTGGTATTATATGCCAGTGTCGAACGGTATGGGGCGCGTAGGATGTCCCGACATCCTCGCCTGCTACAACGGGATGTTCCTTGCCATCGAGACAAAGGCACCGGGGAAGCGCAAGAAAGTTACCCCGAACCAGCAACGTGAAATTGACGAGATTACATCTGCTAACGGGTTAGCACTTGTAGTCGACGACGTCGAACAGCTGAAGGAGGCTATAAATGAGCGGATATAAACTAGACTACTACCCGGATATGCCGGAGCAAGTCCGAATGGAGTTGGAGACCACGGGTTTGATGGGCGGTGACGCTGGGCACGGAGGCTGGACCAATGTCCGGTTCAGCTGTGACTCCGAAACGATCATCGTCGAAGTGGAAGACAGGTTCGGCAACAAACATAGGGCCGATGATCTAAGAGCTGTTTCTGTTCGGGTGGAAGGCGACTGGGAAACCACTGGGATGCTGGAAGCACTGGCAAAAGTGGGTCTTCAGGTGATGCGCCTGCAAAACGAGGAAAGCGTGAGGGTAATCAGATAATGGCCAAGTCAGAAAGTCGGCGTAAAGCCGAGAAAACCGCACGCCTTATGGAACGACTGATCCGCGCGTTGGCCGAACTCAACGCCTCGCGCGACGAGGGTGCCCTCGCCCTGTCATCGGTGTTCGCTATCACTATTGGCGGTATGAAAAAGGACGAAAGGGAATTTCACTTGGCCGAGCTGGGCAAGATGGTTGAAGCCGCCAAGGACTTGCAAGGATATAAAGGAAGGTACGATGCCTAAGTCATCCCCACAGGAGCTGCGCACCAAGGCAGCATACAACAAACGCCCTGACGTCCAGAAGAAACGCGTCGCCAACAACAAGGCTCGCCGTGAGGCAATCGCTGACGGTCGAGCCAAGAAGGGCGATGGTAAAGACGTCCACCACGTGAAGCCTCTCGACAAGGGCGGCAGCACAGACAAGTCGAACACCAAGGTTGTCAGCAAAAAGACCAACCGTGGTTGGCGTAAGGATCAGCCAGAAATGTATACTAAGAGAGGTAAGTGATGTCCCCAGAAGAAGAAAGGGTGTGGGCCTATCTGGTGAAGAATAGGAACGCAACTGCGGATGATGTAGCGTTGAACGCTGACGTGACCGTTGAGTTCGCCCAGTCCTGTATGGACAAGATCGGCTCGCCCAACTGGCGGGAAGAGGTCTGGCCAGAAGAAGGCAAAAAATATGACGGCGGCAAACCACGCTACGACCTGATCCCTCCCGAGATCGAGGAAGCCATTGCGCAGGTGCTTACCTTCGGTGCGGCCAAGTATGGCAGCAGAAACTGGGAGAACGGAATGGCTTGGGGTAGGCCCTATGCCGCGCTTCGCCGCCACATGAACGCGTGGTGGGCTGGTGAGGATAATGATCCTGAGACCGGCATGCCCCACACTTGGCATGCAGCATGCTGCGTGGCGTTTCTTATAGCATACCAGTCAAGGGGTATCGGCACAGACGACAGACACAAACTGGAGGTATTAACAAATGCTCGTATGGCCGCAGAAGAAGGCACTGGTTCTAAAGTCGCGTAACCCAGAGCGCATCCTGAACACGATCCCTGCGGCGAAACACTTCACGGTCAAAGGCGTCCCCTACGTGGCAGTGCCACATAAGTTGGAAGAGACGCGCGTTCTCAGAGCGATGGGCTACGAAGCCCCTGCGCCAATCAGACATCACTATTCTTGGCCCGGACGGTACAAACCGTTCGCAGCACAGCTGGAGGCGGCCGCCTTCTTGTCGATGTATGACCGCGCGTTCAACCTCAGTGAACTGGGCACTGGTAAATCACTTGCCTCACTCTGGGCCTACGACTACCTCAAGTCGATCGGCAAGGTGAATAAGGCGCTGATCGTATCGCCGCTCTCCACACTGGAGCGCACATGGGCGGACGAGATTTTCCAGCACTTCCCGCATCTAGATTTCGCAGTGCTCCACGGTAGCAAGGACAAGCGCGTCAAGCTACTCAAGCAGGACGTCGACATCTACATCATCAACCACGATGGCGTGAAGATCATCGAGCCTTACCTCAAGAACCGGCCGGACATCGACGTCATCATCGTGGACGAGATTGCACAGGCTGCGCGCAACGCCAGCACTGACCGCTGGAAGGCGATCAACAATGTAGTGAACCGCCAAGGGATCGACCGAGCCTGCTGGGGTATGACCGGGACGCCGACGCCAAACGCGCCGACCGATGCTTGGGCGCAGTGTAGGCTTGTGGTGCCAGAGAAGGTGCCGCCGTACTTCA